ACGCACAGGGAGATCCGAAAGGGCATCGACTTCCTTGTGGACAAGCCCTAGGCCAGAACCAGCAAGACCATCGAATGCTTCAAGGAAGAAGTCTTGGCCGTCGTTGCGGTTGATGAGGATAGAGCCATCTTTGTCCTTTGAGGTGTAAGCGGCGGCTATTTTCGGAGAAGGAGTTCCGGTAGCTAGGTGAGCATTTGTAGACTGGTTTGTTAATACAAGACTTAACTGTGATGCAATGTTGATTGCGTCCGCTACCTCTTCTTTCTCACTTGATGAACTGTCAGCTGTAACAATGTTAACTTCATCAAAAGCAGGGGACGCATCAACTCTTGTATCGAAGGTCTGAGAGTCATCGTAATAAATAGTCAAACCCGGATGAAGAAGTGTTATGCCAGTCACAGGCGCACCTTCTCCCGGAACTGTTTCTGCTCCTATCGTAATGTTAAACTCAGGACGAACGTCCCAATCCACACCTGACGGGAACTCTAAGGTCGGCTCGTCATTAACATCATAACCAGAGCCTCCACTGATAAGAGTAATGGATTGAATCTTGTAAGCGTATTTAATGCTAAACACTCCGCTTTGATCACGAACCCAAGTGACTTCGAATCTTGCACCACCGCCACTAAAGGTTCCTTTGTCTCTGAATTTAAGACCATACTTCTTACCGAAGTCTCCTTGTTTAACAAACACTAAGGCACGGGACGAATCAAGCGCCTCGGACTTCTCGGTTGTCTTACCGACAGTAACATCAGTGTTAAGAAGGAACGTGCTGTCACCTATGGTAAGAGCTTTAAGTAGTTCGTGGGACTTAGCACGGTTGTCGGGGTTTTCGGTGCTTAGTTTAAGATACTCACTACTGACTTGATAACCGTTGTTATATGTTACTCCTCCTGCGGTAATGGATGCCTCGTCTCCTGTCTCTAGGTTGAACACCCTGATAACACCTGCGCCGTCCCCTGTGGTCCGATGCTCAATAGTAACAACATACCTTTCAGTCTCACTCCTGTTGATGAAGTGCAGGAAGTCACCCTCCAACGCTACAGCCCCTAGGTTGTCTATGAGCCGTGCCGGGGGACGCTTAGTGAGTCCTTTGGTGACTGTGGAAAGACCGTTGATCTGCTCCTCACATTGACCAGCTAGGCGCACCTGAGGTGACTGTTGGCTGACCCCTTGGATGAGGTTGGGAACGGTAGTTGTTATGTTGGCCATTGTTACAATTAAGCAAGGTCAGTGCGGCGGTTGATGCCGATGCGTGTGGCAGTGTCGTAGTTGTCGAAGATTGTTCGATCAGAGTTGTTGCCTTCAGCTTCTTCCATAGCTGCCTTGGCGCGAATCTCATCACGGTAAATAAGTGCCTCAATCTCACGGGAGCCAACAAGCCTGTTAGCAAACATCCGGGATGCCTTGAGGGCGATGTAACGTCGAGCCTGTTCGGGTAGCTCTTCGTATTCAAGTAAAAATGTTATGTTAACCTTAAGCTCATCTACAGTGAATGTATCAGTGTAGTTCTCACGGTCGAACAATGTGGCGCCTCGTTGGACTACATCATAGGTGGTGTCAACTGTGTCCACTTGAAGGACGTTGTCAGGTAACACAAACTTATTGGAGACATTAGCTTCCAAGGTGTAGTCTTGGGCTGTGTTAAAGTGCCACCCATCTTGTTGAACCTCACGTGACACTTCGTCAATAACACCTTTAGCAAGTGCAGCAGAAGGCGGCAAAGAAGTAGTGTTAGCAATAGAGTTTACAGGTGCTTCGGTAACGTAACCGAGCATCGTGTTAACAGCGTCAAGTTTGGTGGTAAGGGTAGCCATAGTAATTAAAGAAAGGAAAAGGCCGCACCCCAATCATTAAAGAAAGGAGTGCGACCGTTGGGGTTATTGGGGGGTATTAGGCGATATCTTTGATTTCAAAGGCTGCCTCGGGGCGAAGGATACCGTGGCCCATAGCATATTTAGCTACGAACAGGCTTCCTTGTAGTTCGACCTTGTAGTCGCTTTCGGTTGCAAGATCAAGGAGCTTGACAGTTCCGATAGCCGATGGGTGTCCACCGATGATCTCAGTTGCAAGGAGGTTACCGTTATAACCTTCACCGTAACTAGTTCCACCGAACACATCGTTCTTAACTGCGGCCGATCCGTCACCAGTAGTAACAGAAGTGAGGTTAGCAGCTACATCAGCAAGGTGATTACTCTTGTAGAGGTTAATACCTGCAACCATAGGGATGCGACCAGAGGCAACATCACCTCGACCACCAAAGTCACGATTAACAACCTCTTCACCAGAAGCAATCAAGGTGTAGTAATCGGCTGGCTTAAGGATAGCGAAACGCTGACCGTCATCTGGGATGTCGTTCTCGTCAAGCTTCTGAGCAGCAGTAAACAAGGCAGCTTGAATCTCAGCACCGCTAAGAGCAGTTACGCCGCCGCTATTACTGTCGATCTGGATACCAGCTTTACCGCCAGTAATAGTCGCAGCAGAACGAGAAGCAGCCACAAGGGTCTTCATGGTTGCAAGATCGAAACGCTTGGCAAGAGCCTTACCGAGTTCCTTAGCGTAAATGCTACGGACATCGTAGTGGTTCTTAAGCTCATCAATGTTTGCGATGAAGGTTGAAGCAAGCAGGACATCATCAATGTTAATGACTTTCTCAGCATGTTTAATCTGACTCAGGTAACCAGCGGTTGAATCCGCAATGTTTTCACCTGGTGTGTGGTAAGCTGCCGAAGCAATGCCAGTTACAGGGAACTGAGCAGACTTTCCGTTAGCGATAGTCCGAATCGTGTGAAGTCCTTTCATCACGTTGAACTCTTCGAAGGTGGTCAGGATTTCTCCTGAGAACACCTTAAGGAACAAAGCATCAACTGCTGTTCCCGAATTGTTAACAAGTCCCAAGCGGGACGGTAGGGTGTTAGCCATAGTTTAGGGGGTTTCTATTTGTTGTTGTTAAGGTTGTCCTCATTCTGATGTGTCCATAACCGGGTTCGGAGTTGTTGATTGTCCACCGCAGTGGGTCTCATCGTCGGCCTCGGGGGAGTCTATCTTTATGATGACGTTTGGTTTAAACACCACCAAGCTACTTATGCAGCTTGTAATAATGGTGAAAGTTGTTGTGTTATCCTGACAGCAATCACTAGGTTGCCATGAGGTAACAGTAAGGTAGTTATCGCCTATGTCCGTAAGGGAACCATAGACTGAGCATTCAAGGGGACCATCGGTGCTGTCTTGCACGTGGTCTAGGAAATCTATTTGAATAACATCTCCTAACAGGAGGTTGTCATTTACTTCCCTCAAGTCCCCTTTCCTTTCTTCTTCGACATGATCTTCAACCCCTTCCGCTTGGCGGCCTTCTTAGCTGCTTTCTTACCTTTAGGGGTATACGGATACGACTTATCTCCTACGGTGGGCATAATAATGTGTTATTGTTAGTGTTGGGGTTGGTTGTGCTGTGACTGCGAAAAGATAGTCACCTTCTGAGATCTAAAGCTTGTTGTAAGGACAGTCTTCAGCCTTTAACGGGCATGTTGGTTGTTCTCTAGGTCGTTGATGTAATGTAACATCTCCCCCACCGTCTGCTTCTGGTCCTTTGTCCATGGCTGCTCTTTGACCTTCTCTAAAAAGTAAGGGAGCTTTGTCGGACGAAGAGTCGGAGTGCATCCACTCATCAATAACATCACGCATATTGCTGTGGCGCTCAACATAAAGTTTCTCTTCATAGGCTTCCATAAGACCACGAAATGCCTCTGCTAACCGAGGAAACGATATAAGTAACTTGACTAGCAGAGACACAGACATGTGGTACGTGTGTGTTTAAATGTTGTTATTTTTGTTTGGCACGACCAATGTTAAGTGCAAGGAAATCGACAACCTTGTAAAGCTTCTTGACCAGCCCGTCATCGACAGGTGTAGGTGTAAGAGCGGCGATAGCGGAACACGCGGCAATGACCATAGAGATCGCTCCGAGTAGTTCAGTTCTGTTGTCGAGGATGTAAGTAATAATAGATGACATAATTAAAATGCGGTTGTGACGGAGAGCCTCTGTGAGACTTGCTCCCGGTATTTGTTATCGTAACCGTAGCGTGGGTCTTGCATAGCAATCGTCATCTCCTTAGAGGAGCTAAAGGGCATGGCCCCGGCTGTTCCCGAGGTGTCCCCTTGGACAAGAGAAACAGGTGTTCCACCGTCCGACTGAAAGCGAGCATAGAGACCACGGATCGCCATGGTTGCTGCGTTAACATCCCCTGACTCGACAGTGTTATTATACACCTCTTGTTCTTGGTCTGTTAAAGATGTAGCGGCCCACTCGGACATAGCCTCGTAGTTCTCAGCGCCTCCAGCCTCCTTCATCAAGGTTTGTTGTTGTTGGTTAGCCACAGCTTCGTAGCCATTAACATACATATCAACCATCTCCTTAGGGATGCCGTTAGCCTCAAGACTCTTATAGGTCTCTTCGGATAACTCACCTTTCTCAAAGAACTCTTCGGATGCGCTGGTGACAGCACTGTTGGTTACCTCCTGTGTGCTGGTGTTATTATCGTCGGTCTCGGATGGCTCGGCTTTGTTCTCGTGGAACTGCTTTTCGAGGTTGCTGTAAGCGTCTGCTAAAGCCTCCGGGTTATCAAACTTCTCCGGTAACCACTCAGGGCGGTCTTGTGGAGTTGCTTCAGCCGTTTCGGGCTGTTGTTCATTGGACTGTTGTGCAGATTCTTGCATCTCAGCCTGTTGTTCAAGAGATATATTCTCCTGTTCTGTGGGTTCGCTAAATGTAACGCTTTCCATATTTATTCTTGTGGTTCAACTGATGGCATATTACCGGCCATAGCTTGATCATTCAAGGCTTTAATACCGGCTGGTCCTAGCTTCTCAGTCATAGCTTGCATCTGTTGCATCTGTGCTTCTTGTTGCATCTGCTCGGTGCTCTTGATGAGTCCTTCGGTCTTGATACCGAGAGCAGTTGCACGACGCTTAAAGTAGTCTTCAACATTAACAAACTGGCCGATAGCTTCTGGTCCTACGACCTGAGCAGCACCGGCAAGGAATAAATCTAATTTAGAAAGATCGTTACCTCTACCAAGGGCTTCTACCCCGGTAACAATAACTGGCTTCACCAAGTCCTTAGGAAGCTTAGGTAACAACTTCTTCTTTTGCATGACCGACATGATGCGCTTCACCAATGGTAATTGCATCTCAGCAGCAAGGAGCGAGTAAAGACCACCTAGGGAAGCCTCAAGCTCTTGGGATAACATACGGATCTCCTCGGCTGTAACACGCTCGGCCTGTCGGACTACACCTGAGGTCAACAAGAAGGCAGCACCAAGGCGGTCCTTGATTGCTTCCATGGTAACCTGGGCTGTCCTAAAGTCGTTGAACTTATCTAGCTGGAGAGTGTTAACATCAGCGGCGTTGCCTTGGACAATCGCACCGTTGGGGCTTTCAGCTAACGTCCGGGCGCGTGTGGTGCCATTAGGGTTAACAAGAAAGAGAACCTTAGCAGCAGCAGCCGATCCCTCGACAATAGCACGGGTCAACGCTTCGAGACTTTGGATGTCACCGAGGTATTCCTCAACGAACCCACGTCCGTAAGCTTCACCATCAATCCTAGAAAGTCTTAAGGGGATGAACGGGTTGCGCTCCATTGTTACCTTACCACCAGCATACGGAATATCTACACCATTAACATCCTGAGTAATCTCCCAGTGTTTGGCTTTCCTTCTACAGGCGGTAAACAAGTCCACCTTAGCGTCACTTTCGGCAAGGTTCGGATCTTGTTGTTGAAGTCGTTGGCGTATCTCCTCCGAAAGAGTGCTGAATGCAACAGACTCCTTGGTGGCCACAGATAACAAATTACCCATAGGATCACGCTGAGTAACAAAACGGTCGAGGTGAAACACTCGGAGTCCTCCTTCATCCGGTAGATATAACAATGCGTTACCGGTGATGATAAGGTGTTTGATAGCTTCGTGAATGGCAACCCGGTATGCACCTCGGGTAACCTCATCCATCACTAGCTCCTCAAGGGCTTGGAGAGATGCTTCGATCTCACTCATTAACTCAGGTGGAGTCTCGTCC